TGGACTGTGGCACAGTTTTTAGCTTATAGACGTGACTATAAGAAGGAGGCGTAAACGGCCCATTCTTACCTTGCATCTTTAAACCAAGCATCATGGAGTTCCACTTTCGTGAAACTTTTCTTTGTGTAGCTTTCATAGTTATAAGCGCCTGCTCATAGCCATTTTCACCAACTACCATAACGTAGTGATTAGCGGTTTCGTCAATCACATTACCATTAGGTAATTTGTTCTGAAAATTAGCGTCTCTAGGAGCTTGACTAATATCATAGTCAGCACCATGAATTGCTACGGGAGCACCGCTGCCTTTTCCACGTTCACCCCATTCTATAAACTCACGTTTATAGTGGCAAGGTATTACATCAATACCTTGTTCTCCGTCAAACAGTGT